GAAGGCTCAGAGAATGTGGTGAAAGCTCAATGGAATCGATTAGACCAGATGAACGAGAGGCTTTCTAAATTAGAAGACTACGTTTATCCTAAAGATAAAATTTTTCAGGAGAGACCATGAGTTTAGATTTAATTATTGATATAGAGACAGATGGTTTATTACCGGATGTAAGTAAGATACATTGTATCGGTATGTCAGTAGTTGAAGCTCAAGCAGGACAAGTATTTTCTAACCAGGAACCCTATGATTGTTTAGATGATGCCTTAGAAATTATGAGTTCTGCTAAGTCTATTACTGGACATAATATTATAGGTTATGATCTACCAGTACTAAAGAAAATCTTAGGGTGGACACCTAGTAAGAGTACACAGATTATTGATACTCTTGTACTCTCTAGGTTGTGCCATACTAACTTGTATGAAATTGATGTTAAAGAAAAATGTATTGATACTAAATTGTATGGGTCACATAGTCTGAAAGCTTGGGGTCAAAGAATAGGTGTGCTTAAGAAAAGTTTAGGTACACAGGATGATGATGTGTGGCATAAGTTTACTCCTGCTATGGCAGATTATTGTGTACAGGATGTTAGTGTATCAGCTCATCTTAAATATCATTTTGATGTTATGGAATATTCTTTAGAAGCTGTAGACATAGAACATAAATTTGCACAGATAATTCAAAGACAGGTAGAACATGGTTATGCTTTTAATGTTAACAAAGCTAAAGAACTATATGTTAGATTACTTAAGAGACAAGAAGAGTTAGGGTCTCAACTTAGGAATAGTTATGGTAGTTGGTTTATTTCAGAAGGGGAGGTTACTCCTAAAGTAAGTAATAAAAAAAGAGGTACAAGTAAAGGTTCTATTTATAATAAAATTAAACGTGTAGAATTTAATCCTAATTCCAGAGATCATATTTCTAGATGTCTAATGAAGCAAGGCTGGAGACCTACAGAGTTTACAGCTAGTGGTAAACCTAAAATAGATGAATCAGTTTTAAGGAAGTTACAGTTACCTAATTGTCAGGAACTGAAAGAACACTTCCTGATTTCTAAACGTGTTTCACAATTAGCGGAGGGAAACCATGCTTGGCTTAAACTTGAACGTGATGGCAGAATATATGGATCAGTTAATACAAATGGGGCAGTCACTGGTCGTTGTACTCATAGCTCTCCTAATGTGGCTCAAGTTCCTGCATCCTACAGCCCGTATGGTACTGAGTGTCGTAGCCTTTTTAGAGCTGGTAAAGATCGTGTATTGGTTGGTTGTGATGCTGATGGTTTAGAACTTAGAGCACTAGCAGGATACCTTAAAAAATATGATGGAGGTATATATGCCCAAGCAGCAGTCGATGGCACTAAGGACAAGGGTAGTGACGTTCACTCCCTCAATAGAGATGCACTTGGACTATCATCAAGAGATATTGCAAAGACTTTTTTCTACGCTTTCATTTACGGGGCAGGAGATCAAAAACTTGGTAAAATTCTTGGGGGTGGTGCAAAGAGAGGCAAACAAGGCAGAGCTGCCCTGTTATCTGGAATCAGGGGCCTTATGGAGCTTACCAAAAAGGTTAAGCAAGTCTACCGTAGACGTGGGCATCTCATTGGACTTGACGGTAGGGAACTACACATACGTTCAGAACACTCTGCTTTAAATACGTTGTTGCAAAGTGCAGGAGCTGTTCTTATGAAGAAGGCTTTAATCTTATTAGATGAACGTCTGAAGATGCACTACAAGGAAGGTGACTATGAGTTTGTAGCTAACATTCATGATGAGTTTCAAATAGAGGTTAAAGAAGAATATGCAGAAGAAATCGCAAAACATTCAGCTGAATCTATTTCCAGAGCAGGACAGTACTTTGAATTTGACTGCCCACTTTCCGCAACTAGCCATATTGGAAAAACATGGGCTGAAACACATTAAAACTTTAGAAGACTTGGTAGTATTTATGAAACAAGTCAACACTATTTTATATAAAAGTAATCCAAACAATCAACATAAAGGAAGAAAGGATGCAAATGCTTATCAGAAGTATAGACGGGAAGTTAGAAAAAGTTTTTTAGCTTGGTTGTTTTGTTATACTTGTCAAGATTGTGGGCTTGTTAATACTACTAGGGCTTTACATTTTCATCATCTAAATCCTAAAGATAAGCTTTTTAACATTCTACAGGGAGGGGCTTGTGAGCCTGATAAATTTAAATTATTTACCGAAATACTTAAATGTGTCTATGTATGTGAGAACTGTCACTATCAAAGACACGCTAACATGGGAGATGTGAATGAAGACTTCACGGCTATTAATAGACGGAGACATACTTACATACAGAACTTGTTGGGCTGTCCAGAATGAGGTAGAATGGCCTGATGGTATTGTAACTACAGCTACTAACCTAGCAGAGCTTAAAGCTCAAGCAGATAGTAGCATAAGGTATTGGCAGGAGAAGATAGGTATATCTACTCTTATCATATGTTTCTCTCCAAAAGGGTCAAAATATTTTCGGCATAAAATTTTAGAGGAATATAAAGGTAACAGAAAAGCTACAAAGAAACCGTTAGGTTATCATTTTCTAGTGGAGTATCTTAAAGAAACTTACACTACCTTTACGTTAAATGAGTGTGAAGCTGATGATGCACTAGGTATACTAGCTACTGATGGTAGTTACTCTAGGAATGTTATCGTTAGTATTGATAAAGATATGTTGACGATACCATGTGAATACTTTAACATGGATACTGAGGTGACTGAGACTGTGACTGAAACTCTTGCAGATTATATGCACTTGTATCAGACACTAGTAGGTGACAATACTGACAACTACAAAGGATGTCCTGGTGTTGGCCCTAAGAAAGCAGTAGAGGTACTTAAGAATCCTACTTGGGATAATGTTCTAGCATCTTTTCATAAGGCTGGTCTTACTGAGGAAGATGCCTTAGTACAAGCAAGAGTAGCTAAGATATTACGAGCTGATGACTATAACTTTAAAACTGAGGAGGTAATTCTATGGGAGCCGTCAAGAAATTAATGTATTGTGAAGAGTGTGGACAAGAGGAGGATGATCACATGGCATACTGTAAGCAGCTAGATCAAGATGGGTTGAATGATCAATGGAAAGGTGGTAGTACTAACATACGTCCTAGTTACTACGCTAAATATAAGATTGATCCTTGGACATTTATTATAGAGAATCAATTAGGGATGGACGTAGGTAGTGTAGTTAAATATGTAGTACGACACCGTGATAAGAATGGTGTTGAAGATTTAAACAAAGCAATAAAATGTATTGAGATGATGAAGGAGTTTTATTATAATGAAAAGAGTTAGAGAGTTTCACGAGAAGATGGAGTTAGCCATTGATAAACCTTATAGTAAAGAGCTGATGGAGTTTAGGCTAAAGCTTATCTTTGAAGAGATACAAGAACTAGCAGAAGTAGCTCTTGATCTTGAAACTAATCTAGATGTAGAAGAACGTCATGTAATGATGCAGGATTTACTTAAAGAAATGTGTGACGTTGTGTATGTGATTAAAGGTATGGCAGTATCATTTGGGATGGACTTTGATAAAGCATTTAAGTTAGTCCATAAGTCTAACATGAGTAAGCTACCACTAATCAAGGACGCTAATGGTAAAGTCCAGAAGGGCTTGAACTATGAGCCTCCGATACTGGAGGGATTAATTAATTGACTCAACCATCAGTTAGAGCACAAGTAATAACAAGACGTACCTACAATAGACCTACGGAGACAGGCTATGAGACGTGGGAACAAACTGTAGATAGAGTTATACATCACCAGAACTGGCTGTGGAATAGGGCAGCTGGTACTGAACTAGGCATAGGGCCAGAGTTAAAAGAGTTAAGACAATTAATGTTAGAACGTAAGGTTATGGTATCCGGTAGGACACTATGGTTAGGAGGAACTGACCTCTCTAAGAAGAGAGAAGCTAGTCAGTTTAATTGTGCTCATCTTAAAGTGGAGACTATACACGATGTCGTTGATAGCTTGTGGTTGTTGTTGCAGGGATGCGGAGTTGGTTTTACGCCAGTTGTCGGTACGCTGTCAGGATTTACATCCCCAATCTCAGAAGTTCAAGTTATCCGCTCTAAGAGAACCAAGAAAGGAGGACATGAAGGAAACAAAGAATCTTTCGATGCCGATACCGGGACTTGGAAAATTACAGTTGGAGACTCCGCTGAAGCATGGGCAAAAAGTATCGGTAAGCTTCTCGCTTACAAAGGGAAAACTACAAAGTTCGTACTCGATCTCACACAACTCAGACCTGCTGGCCTCAGATTGTCTGGTTATGGATGGATCAGCTCAGGAGATGCTCCCCTTGCAAAGGCATTTTCCGCAATCGTTGGGATTTTAAATAAGAAGTCTGGACAATTACTAAGTAAGATGGATATACTTGATGTAATGAACTGGTTAGGAACGGTGCTATCTTCTCGTAGGTCAGCTGAGATAGCTTTGGTTTATCATGATACTCCAGAGTGGGAACAGTTCGCAAGAGCTAAAGATGATCTAACATCTTCTCCCCATCGTTCTCAATCTAATAACAGCGTAGTCTTTTGGAAGGAGCCTACTGATGCACAACTGGGACAGGTCTTTGAGATTATTAAAGAAAGCGGAGGTTCAGAACCAGGAATTATCAATGGGAAAGAAGCAAGAAGAAGAGCACCTTGGTTTTCAGGAGTCAACCCATGTGCAGAAATCCTCCTTGGAAATAAAGCTTTCTGTAATCTTACCGAGGTCGATGTTGGAAAGTTCAGGGACGATAACGGAGGACTCGATAGGGCTATCTATGTTACAGCTAGGGCGAACTATAGGCAAACATTGGTCAACCTTGATGATGGAATCTTACAAAGAACATGGCATGAGAACAACGAATATCTCAGACTGTGCGGAGTTGGGCTTACGGGGATCACAACACGAGAAGACCTCAATGAATACGATTATAAGAGATTTAAAAACATAGCAGTACACGGGGCTTACTCAATGGCAGACGAGTTAGGTACTCAACGTCCTAAGAATGTTACTACTATTAAACCTAGTGGTACATTGAGTAAGATCATGGATACTACTGAAGGATGCCATAAACCTATCGGTAAGTATATCTTTAACAATGTTAACTTTTCTGTTAATGATCCTATGTTACCTAAGCTGAGAGAAGCAGGGTATCATGTGGTTACTAATCCTATTGATGAACATAATGTTATTGTTACTTTTCCTGTAGCTTGGGAGAACATTAGGTTTTCTAAAGAGGGAGATAAATATGTTAATGACGAGACGGCTATTGAACAGTTGGAACGCTACAAGTTACTCATGGATTCTTACGTTGAACAGAACTGCTCGATTTCAGTTTATTATAAAGAGGATGAAATCCCTGCTATTAGAAATTGGCTTAAGGATAATTGGTCTAGCTACGTTGGTGTTAGCTTTCTTCCCATTACTAATACCGTCTATTCGTACCTACCGCAAGAAGTTGTAACAGAAGAAGCATACAATGAGTACGTCTCACAGTTAACTGAAGTAGATTTTAGTTCTACTGATAGTTCACATGAGATAGAAAATGATGAGTGTGTTACTGGTGTGTGTCCTACTAAATAATTATGAAATGATTATACATAAATATCAAGTCTTTAGGAGAGCCTTACATGGATTTTGAGAATGATATAGTTATTACCAATGGTCTAATTAGAATTTTAGAAGATAGATTTGGGTCTCATTTAGTTTACTCTTGTGATACTTGGGATGAAACTTGTGAACTTAAAGGTCAACTTAAAATTTTACATTGGTTAAAAGATAAACAGGAAGAATTAAGAGCAGCACAGTTTAAAAATACAGAACAAATTACTATTAATACAAGTTAGGAGAACATAGTGTTACACTTATTGTCTGTCCTTATGTGTGGGGGAGCACCAAGCATCCCTCCACCCCCTCCTCCTCCACCCCCTCCTCCTCCACCTCCTAGCCCTCCAGCTCCAATAGCAAGTTTAAGTGCTAAGAGTCCTACAGAAAAAGCAGCTACTAAAGCTAAGAGTAGAACAGCAAGGAGAGCTACAGGTAAAGCAAGATTCAGGACAGGTGGGCCAACTGGATTGAATATAGGTTAGACTATGTGTGATCCAATTTCCATTGGTATTGGTATTGGTGCAGCAACTGGAGCTATTGGTGCAGCTGCTACTGGTGGTGATGTATTACAAGGAGCATTAATAGGCGGTGCAATGGGTGGAGTCACTGGTGGTATGGGTGGTTTTAGTGGTGGTGGAACTCTCGCTAGTGTAGGACAAAGCTTAGGTGCTACTCCAGGGATATTTATTAATTCATTTGGTCTAAATACAGCAGCTCTAGTAGGTTTTGGGGCTACAAGTTTAGCTGGTTCTGTAGCTATGGGCATGATGGCTCCTAAAACTCCAGACTACTCAGGTTACACTCCTGTTTCTCAGTATGCTCAACAATATAATAGTCAACAAATAGAAACCACAGGTAGTGGTGGTAGACAGGCAGCAGCTTCTTTAGCTGAAGCTGTTCAAAGAAGTAGACAACGTAAACTATCTCAAGAAGACGTGGGTGATCTTAGTATTGACACGTCTGCTTTTGCATCCACAGGACTACAACTAGCATGACACCAGAAACTGCACTTAGTAAAAAATACAGTGACCTTGCTGTATTTAGACAGACATTCTTGGAGGAAGCTTGGGATGCAGCTGAGTTAACTTTACCTTTTATTCTTCCTAGAAATGCTACATACAATCAGACATTACCTACTCCATACCAAGGGGTAGGAGCAAGGGGCATAAATAATTTAACAGCAAAATTATTATTGACTTTGTTCCCACCGAATTCTCCATTTTTTAAGTTTCAAATAGATGACTTCACGCTAGAAGAGTTACAACAACAACGTGCTCCGGTAGAAGAAGGACTGAACTCTATGGAGAGAGCAGTCATGGATGAGATAGAAGG